CAGTTACTAGTAACTTTGTATTTACTATCACTCGTCTTGGGTCTACCACTCTTACTAATGGCGCAATCACTAGTGCTATTATTAGGACTAGAACTGGAATCCAAGATGCACAGAATAGAAAACTTCTCACAAATCTTGGATATGGTGCAGTAAAGAGCACCAATAAAGCAAATACAGTTAATCCTGCTGGATATTACAGAAAGAGTTACACTAACTTATCTGTTTCTGGTGGATCTGTAACAGTAGATGCTGGTAGTGGTCTTGTTTTCCGTGATGCTGGCGACGGAGATGATTTCCAAGTCATCATCAATGCTGGTACAGGAGCAGGTGGAATCGTTGAAGAAGGTAGCGGTTTCTCTATCTCAGGATCCCAGGCAAATGTACAGCAAATCAATGTTACTGGTTTGACTGGTGTAACTAACATCGATGTTATTGCAACTGTTTATAAGTCTGACCGATCTGCTAAGGCAAAGACCACTGAAAGGATGAAGATCCTCAAACTCGATAAGTCTCTTGCTGCAACTGCAAATGGTCTTACTCAGCAAACTGGTGGATTTGGTAACAGAGTAGATGATAGTCGCATTTCCCTTGGTTGTGGTGATGCATTTAAGATCAAGGCAATTTATGAATCTACAAATGCCAATGATCCCGTTCTTCCACAATTCTCATACACTAATTTAGTTGGTAGTATTGCTACTGACGATGTAATTACTGGCGATACATCTGAATCTAGAGCACGAGTAATCGCAACATCTTCCAACACAGTATTTTTCATTCCTGTTGAAGGTGAAAAGTTCACTGATGGTGAGACTATCACTGGACCAAATGCAACTTTTAAAATCCAAGCAGGTACTATTAATACTGCTGGAGTAAAAGATATCACTGATGAGTTTGACTTTGTTGATGGTCAGAAAGATCAGTTCTATGACTATTCTTCTATCAATAGAAAGAGTGGTTTTGCTGCTCCAACTCATAGAGTTTTTGTAATCTTCGATCGTTTCCTTACAACTTCTGGTGAGAGTTTCTATTCTGTAGATTCTTATAGCACCGATGACTATAAGATTATCCCAGAATATGATAACGAAGAGTTGAGGAATGTTCTCGACTTTAGACCTATTGTTGCAGAAACACTTAGTGGATCTGGTAGTATTTCCACTCCATATACTCTGTCTACAACTAAATCATTTGATTTGTTGAACAGAAGTTTCTCTGGAAACCAAGTAGGTCTTCCTGGTCAAGGTGATACTACAATCTTAAGTCTCCAATACTATCTCGGTAGAATTGATAAGGTATTCCTTAACAAGGATAATGTTGTACAAATTGTTAAGGGTGCACCTGCAGCAGTCCCCCTCGAACCAGAGGATATTGATGATGCAATGCTGCTTGCAACATTAACAATGCAACCATATGTCTTCGATGTAGATGAAGACGTTCAAATCAAAGAAACTAACTACAGAAGATATACGTTTAGAGATATTCAAAAACTTGATGATAGAATCAAGACCCTTGAATATTACACTCAACTATCACTGTTAGAAGGTGAGACCGCATCGATGGAAATCAGAGATGCTAGTGGTCTTAGCAGATTTAAGAATGGATTTATTGTAGATAACTTTGCAAGTCTTTCTACTAGTGACACCTTGCATCCAGACTACAGAGTTTCTGTTGACTTTGAAGAAGGTCAACTGAGACCACCACATTATACCACACTGGTTGACCTTGTACCAAGTTCTGCCTCTACAAATATCCAAACAACAGGTGATATTGTAACACTTCCATATACCGATCAACTTCTTGTAGATCAACCATATGCATCTGCAGTAGAAAATGTCAACCCATTTAACGTATTTACATATACTGGTGATGTAAAACTGTATCCTGAAAGTGACAACTGGGTAGATACTAAGTCATTGTCTCCTCTCAAATTACCTGTTATTGAAGGTAACTTCCTGACAACAGTTAGAGAATATAACGCTGACCAGAATGGTTTCTCACCAATTCATTGGAATGCATGGAAAACTACTTGGACTGGCACAAAGACTAGCACAAGCACAGGTAGCTGGCGTCGTGATGGTGGTAAGGGTAGAAGAAGAGAAAGAAGAACTATCACTACAACCACTACAACTACAACAAAACAAACAAGAACTGGTATCCGTTATAGAGTTACTCCAGTTATTGAGCAACAGTCTCTTGGAAGCAGAGTTGTCTCTGTTGAGCACATTCAATTCATGCGCTCTAGAAACATCCAGGTTAAGGTACAAAAACTGAAGCCTAGAACCAGGTTCTATCCATTCTTTGATGGCATTAAGATTCCAGCAAAACTGATGACACCTAGAATTATGGGTGTTGTTAAGAATCCTAGTGCAGATAGTAAAACTAATAACATTCCTTTCCAGGTTGGTGAGACTGTTCTTGGTAAAGTTACTAAATCTGCAAAAGCAACCTTTAGAGCTAAAGTTTCTGCACCAAATGAAAACTTTACTATCAATCCACTCACTGGTGATGATATCTCTAGTGTAAATGATTACACAGCAAACCTTGGATTTATTAATATTGATACTAGATCTCTTGCAGATCAAGCAAAAGGATCTTTCTATGGTTCTCCAAAACAGAACTTCTATCTGATTGGTCAGACATCAGGTGCAGTTGCAAAAGTTAGTGACAAGAGACTTATTACTGACCAAAAAGGTAACCTTGATGCTTCATTCTTCATTCCAAATCCAAAAGGAACTGGATCTTTGAAATTTAAGACTGGAACGAGACTGCTGAAACTGACTGACGACAAAAACGACAGTGGTATTCAGGGCGTATCTGATTCCAGTGGTGAGGCAGAATTTACCGCATCTGGTATTCTCCAAACTACACAGGAGACTATTCAGTCGGTTAGAAATGCAAAAGTCACCTCAGAGAACCAGAAGCAGAGTAGAACACTTGTCAACTCTAGATCTTCCAGCAGAGAAGAGACACGTTGGCATGATCCTCTTGCTCAAACCTTCCTGATTGAAGATTCTAACTTAGAAGGTGGTGTATACCTTTCTAAGATTGATTTGTTCTTCTTCCAGAAAGATAGTGAAATTCCTGTTGTTGTAGACATCCGTACAGTAGAAAATGGTATTCCTACACAGGATATTCTACCATTCTCTAAAGTAGTCAAGCAACCTGAGGATGTAACAATCTCTGCAAATGCATCTACACCTACTACGTTTACATTTGAAAGTCCAGTATTCCTTCCATTCAGAAAGGAACATGCTTTTGTTTTAACTTCCGATTCTAACCAATATAAAGTATTCATCTCTGTATTGGGTCAGGATGCTGTTGACGCAGCACACTCTGGTGAGAAGATTTCGGAGCAACCATATATTGGTGTTCTGTTCAAGTCTCAGAACGCATCTACTTGGACACCTTCTCAGTATGAAGATCTTATGTTCAAGATCTATCGTTGCAAGTTTACACAACCAACAACTGCCGCTAACTCCAAACTCATCTTGGAGAATGCACAACTCAAGGAAAACAATGGTGGTACTTTAGACCTTGCACCAAACGCATTGCAGTTTACCTCTGGTAGTGCAGATATTAGAGTATTCCACTCTAATCATGGTATGCAATCTAATCTTAACTATGTAAAACTTGAGGGTGTTGTATCTGAGGTCCCTGCAACTGCTATCAATGCAAACTCTGGTCTCTCTACTACTGGTACAAGTATTACAGTAGATGATGCATCTCAGTTCCACACAACAATTGGTGGATCTGCTGTTAGTAGCGCAAACCCAGGATTCATTAGAATTCTTGGTGATGATGAAGATGGAAGTGGAGATGAAATCATTGCATACTCTGGCATCTCTGGTAATGTAATTACAATTGCCACAAATGGTAGAAACCATGATGGTACATCAGGTTCTTCTACTGGAAAAGCACACGACGATGATGCAGTCGTTGAATGCTATAACATTGCTGGTATTCCTTTACCACTAGTCAACACTACTCACAATTCTACTACTGGTGGTATCATTTCTATCAATAGTCCACATAGTTACAAGTTAAGAATTACTGGTAAGAACGCTGGTAAGACTATCAATGCTGGTGGCGCTAATATGGAAGTAACTCAGAACATTCCTTGGGATGTTCTGACACCACAGATTCAATCTCAGACACAACCAACTACAGGTATTACCGCAAGAGTTCTTGGAACTAGCGGTACCTCATGTGGTCCATTCCCATCAGGTGTAACTGCAGAAACATCTTTCGTCAAAGATACGACTTACGTTGACGTAACTTTAGGAGAAGAGAACTACTTCCCAACAACTAAAGTTATTGCTAATGAATTGAATGAGCAAAACAGAATGAATAATGCTAAGTCCTTTACTATGGAGTTAGATCTTCAATCTGAGAATGATCATCTTTCTCCTGTCATTGACTTGACAAGATGTTCAATCATCACTACTGCCAATGTTTATAATAACATTGAACCAAGCGCAGGTGTTGGTGGTGAGTGTGCAGCAAACTACATTACTAAAGTTGCACGCCTTGCAAATGCTGCTACAAGTTTGAAAGTAATGCTTTCTGCAAATACTTGGACACCATCAAACATCAGAGTGATGTATAAGTTGGTTCCTGTTGGTAGCACAGCAAGTCTAGACGATCTGCAATTCCAGTTCTTCAATACAGATGGTAGAGCAGATAGTGGTGTTCTTGTTCCACAGAATGAGATCGAAACATTTACTGATTATGAGTTCTCTGTCGAAGATGTAGAGGAATTTGATGCATTCCAAATTAAGATTGCATTTATTGGTTATGATCAACCATACATACCTAGAGTGAAGGACTTTAGAGGAATTGCTCTGGCATGACGGAAGATAATATTGAATTGATCCCTGTCGATGGTCACAACAACCTAGGCAGGGATCCTGGTAGTAATGCAATCGTAAATACTGATGAAAGTGCCTACGACGCATACATCAAAGCAAGAAACCAGTCCAAAAGAAAAGATAGGGAACTAGAATCTCTCAGAGCAGAGATCGATGAACTAAAAGATCTTGTTGGTAAGTTAGTTCAACAACAAGATAAATAGTCGTAGGCTAAATAATATAAGGAATTCTGTAGAGAATGGCTTCTGCTGTATCCAATTTATTGATCTACCAAGGATCTGATTTCAATATCGATTTCACTGTTGAAAACGATAATGGAACTCCTTTCAATTTGACTGGGTATACTGTTGCGTGTTTAATTAAGAAGCACTACACAAGTAGCACTTCTACCACTGTAACAGCAGCAGTTTTATCACCTGCTACATCTGGACAAGTCCAGTTATCTCTAGGGAATACAGTAACTGCTGGTATGAAATCTGGTAGATACGTATATGATGTTGTTATTACTTCTGCCTCTGGTCTCAAAACTAGAGTATTGGAAGGCACTGTAAGTGTTCTAGAAGGAGTTACTATCTAATGGCACGTCTTAGATTCGGAGATCAATCAGTACCAAGAGTTACTAGAGTTGCCACAGGCGGTGGTGGCGGAACTATTGGTGGTTTGTCCGATATCGATCTGACGGATACTTCCCAGGGCGGTCTCGCTGAAGGAGCTGTTCTGGTTTATGATAACGCTAATAGCAAGTTTGTACCAACTAACGTATTAAATAACATCACGATCAACGGGGGTTCGTTCTGATGGCATCATCCATCCTAATTAAAAGAAGTACAGGGAGTGTCGCTCCAGGTACTATTACATACGGTGAACTTGCCGTAACAACAGGTGCTAACGGCACGCAGGCAAACGCTGGTGACCGATTGTTTATCGGTGATAATAACGGTGCTGCTCAGGTCGTTGGTGGTAGATATTTTACTGATCTGCTTGATCATGTACATGGTACATTGACTGCAGGTTCTACAGTTATTGTAGACAGTAACTCTAAGATTGATAACTGGTTAGTCGATGACATTCAACTGAATGCTAATGTCATCACGACTAGCACTACAGATACTGATCTTATCTTCCGTGCAAATGGCACAGGTAAGTTAGTAATCGAAGATGGTCAAGAATTAGAGTTTGGTACAACTGGCGACGTTCAACTGCAATTTGTTGACGCCGATGCAGCTCTCAAGATCACTCGTGTTGGAGCAACTACCCCCGACCTGCTCCTCGACGATGACATGAAGCTGTACTTCGGTGCAGGCAAAGATGGTTCTATTCGCTATGACGAAGCAACCTCAGATAGAATCCAGGTTGATGGTGCAGATTGGACATATGGTACTGGCGTACAAGTCAACTACGCTGACACTACAGATGCCTCTAATAGAACTACTGCTAGTGTAACATATGCAGGTGGTATTGGTGTTGCCGCAACCACTTGGACTAAAGATCTTAGAGTAGACGATAGTGTCATCTTGGGTACAGATGCCACTGATGCACTTACTGTCAACTCTACCACAGTTTTCCAAAACGGTGTAACTTTTAATGGTCAAACAACCATTACAGGTAATACTGCACAGACTGGTGAAATTACCATTGACCAACTTAAATTGGATGGTAATGTTCTTTCCACAACTTCTGGCACAGAACTGATCATTGACCCATTCCCAGCAGGTGGGGATGCCGATGGTCTGGTCATCATCAAAGGTGACCTCCAAATTGATGGTACAACAACCACTGTTAACTCGGCAAATATGTCGGTTAATGATCCTACCATTGAACTGGGTGATCCTACTACTGAGATTACAGTAACAACTCAGGCAACTAGTGGTGCTACTGACATCATTGTTGACCGTGTAGAAGGGTTTACTGCTGGTGATACCGTAACTGGTTCAAACATTGCAAACGGCACAACTATCAGTTCAATCAATACTGGTGCTAGCACACTTACTTTGAGTGCTGCTATTACTGGTAATATCCTTGCTGG